CCGAAATCGTAGGTATCACCGCTTGAAGGATTGCTTGGGAAACTAATTGGCATATGTCATATATTTATGGTTGTTAACTGATCCAAACTTGAGATCCGTTTTTGGTTACTGAAGTGTAGATTATTCCATCATCCAAATGATACCAACGATCACCTGGATTTGGGTTTGATGGTGCGGTAGAACTTTCTGTAAAAGAAGAACCTCCGCCACCAGTAGCATCAACTCTTACATTTGCCCCGGATCGCGTAACAGTAAGATTATTGCCGAAGTCAATAAAAGCAACACCAGTACGAAGTACAACGCTACCATTTTTCTTTACTCCTAAACCGCTACCACCGCTATTGTGTAGCGGATCGATTGTCATTGGATTAACTGGTATTGCTGCTAGTTTATCATTGACAAATTTTATGTCAAAAGAAAGCTCTTTTTTCTTTTCGTCGTAGCGTAAAGGATAAGAAGCCGAAACAACACCAGAATCTCCTTGTTCGCCCTTTTGTCCCTGTTCTCCTTGTGGGCCTTGTGGCCCCATAGGACCAACTGGACCTTGTTCTCCCTGTAGTCCCCGTGGTCCTGCTTTGCCATCTCTTCCGGCTGGTCCTATTGGGCCTTGTTCGCCTTGTGGCCCCTGTGGTCCCATAGGACCTTCTGGGCCAACTGGTCCTACAGGACCAACTTCTCCCTGTGGGCCTTGTGGCCCCTTTTCTCCTCTTTGTCCTTTGGGTCCTTGCTTTCCATCAGCACCAGCTGGGCCTTGTTCGCCTTGTGGTCCTTGTTCGCCCTGTAAGCCTCTTGGACCCATAGGACCCTGTGGGCCAGGTGGACCCTGATCGCCTTTATCGCCCTTTTCCCCGTCCTTGCCATCTCTGCCAGGAAGACCTTCTGCCCCGGCATCACCCATGATACCCTGTCGGCCTCTTGGTCCCTGTGGGCCTTGAATACCGGGTGGGCCTGCTGCTCCGGGAGTTCCCGGAATACCTACTTGTTCTACTATCTCAAGTTTTTGTGAAGAAAGTTTTTTAGGCTTTGATGAAACTGGTTTTGGTTCTGGTAAAACAGAAAAATATTCGTTTATTTTATCTTTGTTGATTTTAACGCAGATAATTTCTCCAGATTGTTCTTTGAGAAAAACTGCATCTAATCCATTTTCTACATTATAGCTTTTAGAGTACCATTGTGGCCCAATAGATTCAAATACGCTATCCCTTTTCAGATTAGCGAGATTTTTCTTTAGAAGAATCTTTTTTCCATATGGGAACATATTATCTGTAGAATGTTTCAGTACTAGCAGTCTTTTTTATTTTTAATTTGTTTATCATTCCTCTTTGTGAGGAGTTTGTTTTATTCTGATATGTTATTGCTTTATTGAACTTTTTAATGACAATTTTCATATTAATCCACCGTCCTCATTTAAAAGTTCAAATCTTCCTCTACTTAAAATATCAGAAAAGGTTGTTCCCTTTATGATTTCTATGTTATAGAAATGTCTTCCTGCTGGTATTCTATCCATTACATCGGACTGAAACTTAAAGAAAATTGAACCAGTTGTTGTTGTTTCATTCTCATTTTGATTTACTCCAATGAATCTTTTGGAATTATCATGAGAAATACCAGTAGAACCATCGATTGCATATGTAACACCAGTCAATCCCGCATATAAAACTAAATGTTCTGATATTGGAAGAGTCTTGAAGATTTTAAATTCTATTCGCTCAAAAGTGGCAGAAATTGCATTGTCATTTTCATCATAATAACTCAATACTAGATTAAAATTACTACCTTTTATTGCGTTTAGATCTATCTCTGGTGTCATTGTTTAACCTTATGCTTCTTTTTATTTATCTTCTTAGATTCTTTTTCTTTTTGTTTTTCCATCATTTCAGCCACACCTCTTTCGTGCTGAATTTTAGTTACTATTTGCTTATATGAATTGAAATTGTTTTCGATTCTTTGTTTATGTTCTGGTGGAAATTTATTTTCGCATAAAAGTTTATGACAAACTTGCATTCCTAAATGAAACTTACCAACTGTGTGGGCAACAGCTCCTAATTCATCTAGATTTCCCCATGCATACGGAATTTCTTCGATGAATAAAGTATCTTCCATTGGTCTTGGGATTTCTAAAGCCATTCTAGCATACACATATGCTGCTTTTGGTCTATTGTGCATTCTATGTAATCTGGCTAATTGATATAGAGGTTCAGCTCTTGTTGGTCTTGATTCGTATGACATCATAAATGCATCATAAATTTCAGACCAAGGGTGTTGTAAAAATACCTTGCAAATAGCTACGCGGTATAGGGAGAAGAACACTTCTTCTTCCCAACCACCCATTTCAGCTCTTCTTTTATAAGCACCAATTGCCTTTTCCCATTGTTGCGAATCAAAATAACTTTGAGCAAGATAGAATTGATATCGAACATTAGTTGGATCTTCTACAATAGCTTTTTCTAATGCTTCTGCATCTTTGCTATATTTTTCTATTGCAGAAACACCAATATTTCTTGCACCTTCGGTTCTTGCTTCAATAAAATAATTTCCATTTAACTTTTCGATTCTATATGGTTTAGGATCAGAGTCTGGGTATTCGTGTAGAACGCCAACATATCTCCAATCTCTATTGTTCTTAAAAATCTGAGTTCTCCACCAACTGAACTCTCCTCTTGAGAATTGTAGGGTATATGCATCTACATCTGTTCCTTCTGGTAAGATTAGATCTCCAGACAAAGAATCGTCCGCGTCTATGACCCAAGCATAGTCTGCCTTACCCTTGGCATTCTGGAATGCTTCTGTGCGAGAGCCTATCTTGCCTGCGTGATCACCGAACCCCTTCCAGTCAGACTGGTAAACTTCTCCGGGAATACCCTTCTCAGCAAAGAACTTACGAATCATATCCTGGGTTCCATCAGTAGAACCAGTATCTGTAATATCGTAACGATCTATGTACTTGTAAACTGATTCAAGGCAACGAAGAATGACATGGGTTTCATTCTTCACGATCATGCATAGTGTAATTGTAGGCTTCATATTGTATCTATTCTACTTTTTGGAACGATAAAATCAAGTGTTATTATTAATCCAAGTTTCCACATCTATTTTTGGTTTCCATCCTAGATGACTTATTTGTTCTATATTTGCTAAAGTCGATTTAGCTTCTCCCTCTCTTGGGGGCAAATACTTAGTTGGTCCACCAACCATTTTTGCTATTTCATTTACTGAATAATTCTTTCCCGTACCAACATTCAATGTTCTGGTTAGTAATCTAGTATCACCATAATCATGATTGGCCAAAAGAATGTTTGCTTCAACCACATCGGAAACATGAACAAAATCTCTTCTTTGTTCTCCATTACCGACTATAGTAAGTGGTTCTCCAGCTGCCTTCTGTCTTCCGAAGATACCAATTACAGGTGCATATTGCCCTTTTACTGGTTGCCTTTCTCCAAAGACATTGAAATATCTAAAAATGTGTGTTTCTAGACCATACATTTTAGAATATAATTTGCACAATTCTTCGGCATTTTGCTTAGTTACAGAATATGCATTTAGGCAATCTGGTGGAGCTGCTTCGTTGCTCTTTCCGCTATTACCATAAATTGCGGAAGTTGATGAAAGAAGGACTTTTTTGACTTGGTATTTTCGTGCTAGCTGAAGAACCGTTCCTGTTCCAAGAACATTGACTTCTATTGCCTTGAGAGGATCTTCAATGCAATTCTGTATTCTAGCCTCTGCTGCCAGATGAAATACTACATCAACATGATTATACATGTCACTCGTCATGACATAATCAGTTACGCAGTGATGATTATACTTTGCTTTTTTATTGAAGTAAAATTCATTATGTGCGTCTGACGAGAGATTGTCAATGACATTTACTTCATGACCATCTTCTATAAGACGATCAACTAGATTCGATCCAATAAATCCACAGCCACCAGTTACTAAGTATTTCATTTCAGTACATACCAATCTTCAAACGGATAACCATCATTGCTAACATTATCTCTTTCTAGTTTATATCCAATACTTTCTAAATAATTTCTAGCATCATTTTTAAAACGATCCCCTACACGATAAAGATCGTGTTCGTATGTAAGTACATCAAATTTATATTCCTGCAATGGTAAAAAATGAAGAAGTTTATTAGTCAATTCTGGTGGCTCAAGATCTAAAGAAAGATAATTCATTTTTTTGTCTTTAATATTATGTTTCTTTAATATTTGATCAAATTCTTTCTTATAATCAACATCAAATGCATTTGCATTAATATATTTTGTTTTTCTATCAATCCATTGATTATTAAATGAAGAATCTAGTTCAATGCTTATGCCATCCCAATCGTATTCGGATTCAAGAAGATAAGTATTGTTTATATTAGTTGGATGTCCAGCTGCAATATCAACAAATATTCCATTTTTAATTTCTTTTAAATGATTTATAACAAAAAGATCTTGTTTAGCTTGCGAATATGTTTTCATATTATTCCTTTGTAAATTTACTCCACACAAATCTATAATCAAAAACTACATTAAATTTATTTTCTAGAAATAGTTGCTTAATTTTATTATATTTTATTTCACTTAAGTTAGAAATATTATGAAATTGTATTTGTATTGTTTTAATATATTTAAAAATATCATTTTCAAACATATATGGAATAAGATCATACTCATATCCCTCAATATTCATTTGAACTAAATCAAATACAGTATTATATTTGCTAAAAAATGTTTTTGCATTTTTAAAAAATGCATTTTCTCCATTTGCATTTATTTTACTTTCATCACGATTAATGCTCATTGGAGCAAAGTAATCGTCCTTGGTTGTAAGCCCAAAGTTATGGTATGTTATATTAGATGAATTTGGACAAGAATTGTAAAATTTAGTAACTGGCTCTAGACCAATACATTTACAATTATATTTAGAATATATTTCGGAAATCCATTTTCCTTCATAACAACCTATATCCAAAACTTTACTATTAGTTGATAACTGATTATCATATAATAAAGGCTCACAATTATCTTGTAACCATTTTGGATGGTCGCTATCAGCCCAATTTATATTTTCAAAGAATATTTCATCCATAGATTAAATTATTTTTATAATTTTCATATTTTTCTTGATCTATTTCAATGCCTGGTATTTCGATATTTTCTATTAATTTTTTATACAAAGCATATCTTTTTAATGCCCAATTGGAATAATTGATGTTAGTTGATTCATATCCTTTTTTATAGACTTTAGCTCCTGTTCCTATTCCAGCAAAATGAATAAACCAATCACCGCAATCCAAATCTTCATTTAAATTGCCATACTTATTTTTTCTATTACCGTATTGGTTTGGACCACCAGTAAATTCATAATCAAAAGTAAATATTTTTCCACCATTTTCTAATATATCAAAAGATATGTAATCAAAAAAGTCTAATGTCGGATTTCCTTTAAATGATCTTCCGTGTATGGACATAACCATTTCATCCATATTTTTAATAGAAATTTTAGATTTATTAAATCCTAAAAAGCATGTAGCCACTACATCTTTCATGTGTCTAATATCATCTCTATTATTAAGATTGAATTTATAGGGTCTTACTGGTCCAACTAAATCATAACCTTCTGATAATTTATTTTTAATATTGCTTAAACATTCTTGTTTGAATATTAAATCACTATCAAAATGTATTATATTATTTGTTTTGCTATAAGTAAAAATTGATTCTGTAAATATAGCAGCAGTACCCAAATGTCCTTTTGCATAAGCTCTATCAATAGGACTTCCATCATTAATTAAAATTGGAATAATTTTCTTAAATTGCTTTAGATCATTTAAATCATTCTTCGTACAAAAAACATGAACTGTATCATCATGATATCTGTAAAAACTTTCAAGGCAATTTTTTAAAATTTCAGAACAATTATAAGCTTCGGTAAATATAAAGTAATCACTCATAACGAATCCAATCTATTATTAATCTTCTTAGATCTTATGTATGCTGCTATATCTTCTTGCTTTTTAAGATTAATCCTATCTTCACTTAAAGGATTTGTTTTATTATAAACATACATTATATCTTTAATATAAGACGATCTTTCTCTAGCCATTTCTAACATTGGATACATGAAAGCTGCATCTCCTGCCATGTCAATATAATTTCCATGTGCATCTCGTAAATCATTATCATTAATATTTAAGAACAATTTTCTTCTAAAAGTTCTTAAATGTGATGCTAACCATTTAGGATATTTTCTAAATGTTCCCATTTTTTTAACTTCTTCAGGATATTCGTGGTAGGAAGAACTTACATCTTGAAATGGATAATGGCAATATGTCCCGTAAGTCATCCATATATCATCATTTTTGTAATAGGAATTTAAAATATCTAATACATCATTTCTTGGCAACCAATCATCAAGATCAACAGTTACCATGACATCACAATCATCTGCCATCTTTACAGCAGCTAATGTATTCTCTACTTGATATTTTCTAGTTTCGTTTCTTACAACAGTTATTTTGTCTTTATGATTTTCTTCTATCTTTTTTAGTTTTTCATATGTGCCGTCATTGCTCATTGCATCTATACAAATAATTCTAAAGTTTTGATATTGTTGACCGAGCATTGTAGCAATAGAATGCTCTACCCATGTCTGACAATTGTAACCGCAACAAATAAATCCATATTTCATATCTTGCTTTCTTTAAAAAGTTTTTTCTTAAGTTCTATTATTTTTATTATTGAATCATGATCTAAATTAAAATATTGCATTTTAATTTGATTCATTATTTTTTCATCTGGATTTGAATTATACAGAGGAACATGCCATTGATGGTACATGTTAATTTTATTTTGCTTTTGATCTGGATAACAGGCACTTCCTAAATGTACGCACCAATTTTTATGGAATTCTATAGGTTTAAACATACATTCTAATTTAAACCAGAATAATGCATCTTCTGGGGCATAGCCAAAAAATAATTCATCATCATAACCACCAACATCTTTAAATAATTTATTAGAAATTAATAAACTACCACCAACTGCTCCTGGTAAATTATGTGAAATTTTTTGTAAAAATTGTTCATCTAAATTATAACAATTTTTATTATTTTGAATTGTTACTGTATCTTCTTTATTTAAGTTTAATACTGAGAAATTTGAATATGGCTGTATCCATGTATTGCATCTAGATAATAGATCCTCTATTTTTAGAAAAAAATCATGATTCACTAATAAATCTGAATCATGAAATAACCAATTTTTAGATTTATCAAAATTTTTAGCTATTATATTGAAAGCTAAAGATCTAGAAAACATATTTTTTGTATTTGTATTTTTAAGATCTTTAAACAAATAATTTATGTTATTTGTTACACAATAATCCTTTAACAGTTGCTTGGAATCATGTTCACAAATAACATAATTTATTTTTAATTTTGTAGATTCTTGTGCTTTTTTAAAGTATGAAATTGTAGTTTTTAGATAATCTAATCTACCTTTAGCACCGATTGAAATTGTAATATCAGATTCTGAATCATCAGATATAATGCTATCATCTGCTTTATATGGATTAGTATTTTTTTGATGATAACCTTGATATATTTGTTCTATTAAATTTAAATTACTAATAGTATGCATTTATATTAATCCATTTATTGAATTGTTTATAGTATTAGTTTTAGTTATCTCTAATGCTTTAATAAAATTATTATTGATACTTTCTTTGATTGAATTATATTTGTCAAATGTTATATCAGAATAATTCATTTCATTATAAAAAATTATTCCATTTTTGTCAAATATATTTTCTATCATTGGATCGCCCCAATAAATTGGAACTGTCCCTGTGAGGAAACAATCTAAAATTTTTTCTGTATAATATCCAGGTTCTGAACAATTTTCTATAGCAAATGAAAAACAATAATTAGCCAAACCTATTTCTTTTGTCTCTATAGGGTTTATTCCAGAACCAAATTTATCAATACTTCCCATTAAATTTTTCAATAAATTTAATCTTATTTTATGGCCAGGAGCTGAATTTTTAGATGATGCAATTATTGAACATAATTTAGATTTAGGATATATCTTAGGTGAATGTATCCAAGATGGGGCTGGAGGATTTATATAAACTACTTTTTTTCCATCACAAAATCTTTTGTGATGGGTTCCAATAATATCTAACTTATTTAATATTTCTTTATCATCAAAAATTGAATATAATTTGGGTATAACTGCTATAGGTTCTGTTAATATTAACACTTTTTTTGCAGTCGAAGAAAAATTAAAATTTAAACTATTAATTCCTAAATGAATATCTGAATTCTTATCGCCTCTATACCAATCTCCAGATCCATCTGGAATAAAATTGTCCCATGTTAATGGATCGTAATCTGATGGTATAATGAAAACAGATTTCATATCAATACCATATCTTTTCTGTATATTTCATGCCAATTTTGGGGACCAATTCTATTATACCATCTATTAGGTGCAATTATTTTTTTATTTAAATTTTCATTTAACCAAGATCCCCACCACGAATATGAGCTATTAGATATAATATTATGATCACATAAAGACATTAATATTAAATCAGTTTCTGTATCATTATTCATTATGATATTTGGTATGTGTTTAAATTCATTAGAACACCATTGTTTATCATCAGTAAAAAGAATATAATAATATTTGTCGCCAAAATTTGAAATAGCTCTATCATAATAATTTTTATCACATACAAAATGCATATGTTCTGCTACAAGATAGTCAGTTCTTCTAACATGCATGGCAACTAATTCTTTTTGAACTTTTTCTTTAAAAGATTTAATAAAATTAAAACATTTTAAATGCTTTTCAGTATTAAATGAATAAATTTGTTTTAGATCAAATTCATTTTCATCAACATATCTACTATTTTGAAAAAATCCCTGAAAATCTGTATTATCTGGTACATTTGATACATCAAAATAACCAGAATTATTATTTTCAATGGCTATGTTTTGTGGTCGTATTGAATCGGAATTTTTTGCAGGCAAATTAAATATTTTTGCAATTAAAGGATTATTAGAATAATCATATCCTATTTCAAATCCCTTTTTCTTTCCTACATGGTATATAAAAGCAAATTGAAACATTTGATTGCCCAATCTACCTTTTTTTCCCAAGTGCTTAAATGTAATCATGGTTTAATCTCTAATTCACATTTAGTCAAATATTCCCATTTATTTGCGCTTTCGGCAGCATCTGCCTGATAAAAAACTGGTTTATTTGGAGTTAATACCTGAAAATATCTTTGAAGAAAAGCACAACCGACATCAAATGGAGTATGTCGATTATAAACCAAATCCTTTGACATAATTATTGCATCTTTTCTGTATCTTTCGCTTGTGTATAGGATTGCGTGAGTTGCCAAAATTCCAGCAATTCTTTTGTAATCCGCATTGTATTGGATACAGCTATATCCTCTATTACCTATACTAACTCCCAGATATACTGCATCTGTTTCGTCTGGAACTTCTAATACAGGATTAAAGTTCTCTTCGATGACTTCAGCATCATCTTCAAGAATTAAAAATGGTGTTTTGAGATCTGAAAGTTCAAATATATCAATATGGGATTGAGCACAACCAACATAGTGCTTATTTGCTGGTATAGTTTCCGGTGGAGATGGAATAATTCTAGCAGACTTTCTAATAGTGTTCTTGAAGCCTAGCTTCTCAAACATCTTAGTCATTCGTTCTGCGTTTTTAGTTGCTGTGTCTAGATTAATCCAATATACTGGTATTTCACGAAGATCTATTTTCATAATTAATAAATTTGTTAGAGTATTCTAAAAGTTCTTGAGAATTTGTCAAGATATAATCAAAACGAGATTCTACTTCAGCAAGATTCTGTAATGCAAATTCAGTCATCACAGGATCATCTATGAAGGCTAAAGTTGTCTTAGTCTTATCTTTGCTATAGAGAAATACGGCTTCATCTATACCTCTACCCCAGTAGACCTCTACTGGCTTGGTAACATTTCTCTTATTTAAAAACTTGTAAACGACCTCTTTTATGTCGAGGGGCATATAATCTTCATTACAAATATACATTATTTTTTACCGATATGATATTTTTGAATTAAAGTCCAATCCTTCTTTTCCGAGTGGGGAAGAATCTTGATTTGATTAATCCCCAACTGTGGTTCTTTGTATTTATCTGGGTTTGTAGGCTGAACAAGTCCCCATTCAGTAAGAAGTTTCACAATTACATTTCTTCTGCCGAGATCATTCTCGTCCATATCGCTTTTAAGACCATCAAGAACAAACATCTCCTTGAAGTGCATGATTGCGTATCTTCCTCTCTTATGCAGGATATGACACGATTGATAAAGCTTCTTTTCTTGCTTGGAAGAAACTCCTAACCGAGTTAGTGTTTCCTTAACCTTCAAAAAGTCCTGTTCAGACTTTAGCTTTACTTCTACACCTAAACCTTGAAAAATATCCTCGTCAACTGGGTTCATAATATCTCCATACAAGGATATTTATTAAATTTTGAATGTTTCTACATGCTTTAAAATAGCATCCTTTTGTTCCTGGGTCAAAAGAACCTCATATTCACATGCTTTACGGTAGGAGACATCGTAATACTTGATAATAGCTTGAATTACATCGCTCTTATCCTTCTTGGCCCATCCGCTGAACCGCTTTCGCTTACGGACAGCCAATCTGTAGTAATCGTACTGCATTCTCTTGTCTAGGAATGGGTACTTGTTCATTTCGTTGGCATAGGCCACGGTATCCATAAAATAAGAGAGAGACTTGTTGACTATAAAAGGAACATAATCCCGACCATCTTGGTCGAGAATATCTTCCTTAGTATAGTTGATGGATTCTAGAACCTTTCCTAGATTCATTTGCTGATGCCCTTAAACTCGCAGTTCATCATGATCTCCACCATCATGGCTGTGAGATTGATCTCCTGATCAGCTACGAAAGCAGACTTGTATTGATACTCAGCAATGATGGTGATTGCTTGCGGAATGCTGCTTGGGACTAGCATCTCCTGTAGATTGTCGTAGATCTTACGGAAGATATCCGTACTATTATCCAGATTCTTCACAATCCATTCACGAACAGACTTGAAGTTCTTTTGTGCCATGAAACCGATCAGCTTGGCAACATCAACATCCTTGACCTCAGAGAGAATTCCGATGTCGATCTTTCCAGACACAGAATACCTCTGAAGTTCATTGATGATTCGCCTGAAGTCCGGGAAATGCTTGATTACTAGTTGTCTAACTGCATTGTCATTGTATTCAATATTTTCAGCAGTTAGAATTTTGCAAACTCGCTTGTACATTTCAAGACCGAGCGTGGAGTTTTCCCCTGATTGAATATTGAAGTTGATCTCTGTGCAGCGAGAGTGAAGAGGTTCAATGATTCGATACTTCCAGTTACAGGTCATGATGAATCGGCAGTTGGCTGCAAATTCCTCAATGGCCCCGCGCAGAGCAGGCTGAATACTCTGGGCATTTGAGTAATCGAACTCGTCCAGAATCACTACCTTCTTGGCATCCGTCAATGATACAGTGCTGGCAAAGCCACGAATCTTTGTTCGCAGAGTATCAATATTCCCATCCTCTGAGCAGTTGATGAGAATGTAATCGCACCCAAGATCATTGCAGAGGGCCTTGGCAACGGTGGTCTTACCGCACCCAGGCTTACCGACAAACATCATGTTCTGCAATTCACCACCCTTTACCATTTCGCTAAAGGTAGCTTTTAGTTCCTTTGGAAGAACACAATCGGATAGCGTCTGGGGTCGATACTTTTCGACCCACAGGTACTGGTCAGTTGTCATGATTAGCTCCCGCTGTTACTGCTAGATTCTAGGGCGATCCAATAGGTAAGATTTAGATTCTTTGAAGTAAACTTGCTGATGATCTTGCTTCCGATTTGGACATCGTAAGAGCCTGGGATCATCTTGAGGTTTTCCATCTTTAGACGGAATTCAAAATCATCATCAAAATCGGCATCAAGGCAGTCTTCGGTGCTTCCGAGGCTGATTGAGTAGGTGTTTGTGGTGCTGTCCTTGACATCACAGACCTTGGCAAACACCTCCCCGTCCTCAGCATAGATCGACATATCAGCCACCTGAAGGACTCCAGAAGCCTTCTGTAGCTCGTTCAGCTTCTTGTCCGACAGGCCGAACTCTAGGACCACGGAGGGCATCGTAAGGGCCTTTGGTGGGTTGCTGGTGATCAGCTTTGGCTCACAGTAGAAGTACTTGACCGAAGATCCGGTATCGTTCGAAATTTCAAGGTACTTATCGTGGAACTCCAGTTCCGGGTTTTCAAATAGCGACAGAATACCTAGGAACTGGGATAGATCCCAGATACCGAATTCCTGATCAAATGTCTCCTCTACCGTGGCTTCAGCCACGATATTCTTGTAGGAAGACATCGTAGCAAGCTTGTTTCCGGGACGGATCAGCAGATTGCTGTTGATCGTTGAGAAGTTCTTCAGGATCTGAAGAGTGGGCTTGCTGAGAGTTAGTTTGGATGTAGTTTTCATAATATAAAATTCACCTTTCGATCAGGTATTGTCCTGCAAATAGTCGTAAAAGTCAAGGCTCCCGTCACGCAAATCATGCATCAATTTCTTCGTGGCGTGACGCAAATCACGAAGTTTTTTCTTTCTAAAGAATCTTGCGAGTTTCCTGGCCCGAATGATTTTCCAAAGTGGATGTTTTTTCATAAGATACCTACCCAAGAATACGAGTTGCCGTCATAGACATACTCATACAACATACCATTCGTTGTATTGAGCCATCTTTGACCAACAACTGGTTCGTAAGGGGCAGATCCTCCTGTATGGACTCCAGCAGAGTTCAAGAGCTTCCAACCCCTTTTTTCGCCATGCTCAGGAGAAAATCCGCTTGTCTCAAAAGAAGCAACAAAATATTTGCCTTCTTTCTCGACAACATCTCCCTCGTCGTATACCTTGAGTGTACCGTCTGGGTTTGAAATTTTAAATTTTCCTATAAAATTCAAACTCATTAGTTTTGTACCAGTTTGCTAAAGTTGTTTTTCTTTTCTAGAGTAACCGTATTTTTGAACTTGTCGTGTAGTTGATCTGTCTTGTGGCTGATTACAAAGACATTACAACCCTTCTTCAGGCCGTTGAGCAACTTCATAAGTTCATCGGTTCCGATAGAATCCAGCGAAGAATCAAATACTTCGTCAAGGATGAGTAGGTTGCAGTGAAGACTGTTCTTCATTCTTGCAACTTCTCGCCATGCTAGGAGTAGAGAAATGTCGATTCTCATCTTTTCTCCTTCACTGAAACTCAAATACGAAAATTCGTCACGATGCCTACTTTCAATCTTTTCGTTAAATTCGCCGTCAAGATTGAACTTCACAAAGAATCCCATATTACTGAGGTTCTTATTCACTAACTTATTTATAATCGGAAGATAGTGATTTATAATTTTTCCTTTGATTCCACTATCCTTCAAGAGATCCACTACAAGTTCGTGATCATTTTGTTGTTTTTCGAGAGAGATCAAAGCAGTTTCTTTTATTTTCTTCTCAATTCTTACAGATTCTAATTCTGCTTTGGTTGTGTAGATTTGATCTTCATTAACTGAATGCTTATCTGCTTCGTAGCCTGCCTTTACTTTTTCTAGGCTAGCTACTTCCCGTTCCAGAGATTTAACCTCTCTAACAAGCTCTTTGATTCTCTCTTGAACCTCTTTGCTCTTGGTTAGAATATCGTTATGCCAAGCTATCGAATTAATAATCTCTTCGGTATTGGTTCCTAGTTTGGCTAGCTTATTCTTCTTAGCCGAAACAATAGAACATTTATGGGATTCTTCAATGGCTTGCTTACAAGTTGGGCAAGTCTCATTGTTATTAAAGAATTCCAGTTCTTCATTTATAGTATTGATATTAACAGTAAGATCGGCTTTCTTTTCTCTTAAGAGAGCCAGATCTTCATCTGTAATCTTAAATTGTTCTAGCTTTTTGCCTTCCTGAAGGATCTCTTTATTTAAAAGCTTAATCTTTCTTTTAGATCCATCAATCTCTTCAGTCGCCTCTTTGATTTTATTATCCAACACTTCAAGGCTCTTCTCCATATTGGACTGTAAATTTTTGAGATTAGTTTCATACAGTTTTATCTTTTCGTCTATAACTCGTTGATCAAGCTTATTAATCTTAATACTTTCCCTTATCTGTGAAAGCTTGCCCTTTAGGATCAAGTTCATTGACGAGAAGACATCAATATCTAGGATTGTTTCAATGACCTGGCGGCGATCAGCCGGGGGTAATTCCATGAAGGGAACGAACGAAGATTTACCAAGAATGATGACTTGCATGAAAGTCTTTCTGTTCATCTTGAGTATCTGATTCTCAAGCATGTCTTGGTAATCTTTGGTCTTGGCTGCTTGCTCTATCATCTCCCCGTTCTTATAGATCTCAAAGATCTTTGGGGCGAGGCCACGACGAATCATATATTCAGTCTTGTTAATCTCAAACTCTAGTTCGACTAGGCACTTGCCTTTGTTTACGCTATTTACAAGTTGCGGTATGTTGATGTTTCTAAAAGGATTGCCAAAGAGCGCAAATGTAATTGCATCAAGAAACGCAAACGACTTACCGTTTCCGTTTGATCCGCTGACAAGTGTAGTCTGACTCTTCTGAAAATCAATCTCGGAAAAGGTGTTTCCGAATGAGCCGAAGTTCTTGAATTTAATCTTTTTGAAGTTAATCATCTATGGTAAGGGATTCTTGATAAAGATCTTTAATTATGTTCTTGATATCGTCCTTGTTCGTGATCTCAGATAGATCGTCTATCTCTTTGCAGATCATCGTTATTGTATCCATATTCATATCAATATCAATAGACGAATAATTCATTTCAATTTCTTCATCCACCACAGTTACATCATATGGCTTGGCTTCGTTTAGCTTTGTCATGAACTTTTCGTAAAAGACTGGCTTGTTTCTTCTCTGAACAATCAGTCTTACATACTTATCCTTGAAACTCGGAAAGTCAAGTTTCTCAAGATCTTCTGGAAGAGAATCATCATAAACAATTCTGTGAAACAGCTCTTCTGTGTTCTGTATAAATTCTAGATCTCTAGTCTTTGTATCAAAGACATGAAATCCTTTTCGCTCGTTGACATCCGTGAATCCCATTTGATACTGAGTACCAAGATATTCGATATTCTTATGTCTTGATTTCAGGTGGAAATGTCCCGACATAACAGTTTCAAACTTATTAAACATTTCTCTCTGAAGTCCGCTGTCGTGATATACTCCACGAAGAACCTCAAATCCAACAATCTCAAAGTGACCTAATAGGATATGAGCCTTCGTGTTCTTTATGAAGTCAACACATGCATCCATATTATCTTCGCACATCCAAGGAACAGCACCAATAGAAACATCTGGATAAGCAAGTTCCTTTGGTTCATTCACAACTTCAATATGAAAATACTTTTCTAGAAGTTCCTGTGGAGAATTCGTCTTATTCGTATTCCTGAAATAGGTGTCATGATTGCCAATGATAATCTTCATTGACATGCCCATCTTTTCCATAGGCTCAATGACCCTAGTACGAACTTGATTCAGCGTATTAAAATTAACATACTTACGACGATCAAAGAAATCACCAAGATGAATTATATTTTCAATATTGTGTTTTACGCAATATGGAAAAAACTGCTTTTCGAAAAACTGAATAAAGTGTTCTAATAGAACAGGAGAATCGTTCTTTGCGCCGAAATGAGTATCGTTAATTATTGCAATTTTCATTTACGCTTTTTCTTTTTTTTCTTTTTGATCTTCACATCTTCAAATTTAGTCACATCGTTTTCTGAAAGACTAAAAATTTCTCTGAAGCTGGCTGAACTATCTTTTGCGAAATAATTTTCTTTGAACCACCGATGAAATTTTTCATCAGCATTATCTTCCATGATCTTATACTTGATATAAGACTGCTTCTTTTCCTTTTCTATGCGTCTTAGAAAGGCAAAGTATATGATTTGCGTAAAATAAGAAAAGGGATTTTTTGATTTTTCTGGATCAAAATTATGAGCATACATTAAACAATTTTCTATACCATCCCCTACCATTTCTTCTCTATAGGGGTAATTCATAAAATTTGGTCTATAGGAAAGATGCTCTGCTATCTTTAGAAAAGATTCTGCTATGTAATTTGAAACTGGTGGTTTTTTTCGTCCAGAATCTTCAGCTGCATTATACCGTTTTTTCCATTTTATCATCTCAGCCAAAAATTCTTTATTATCCACATAGTGGGATTTTTCTTCTTCCTCTACTATAGGAACTAATTCTGGCTCTATTATATCATCCGATTCTTCTATTTTTTTATTTTTTTTCATTACCAAATAATATCATAATTCCAGAAAAAATCAATTGACAAAATTTGGGTTTATGGATACACTTCGCTGTGTAGGCGATCAATAAGAAAATTTGTAACTGATTAGTTACTCTTTAGTATCCTCAGATATATCATCGATATACTTACGAGGATCGTCAGGGAAGTCTTCTAAGTTAATTCCCTTTCTTTTCATCTTTTCTTTTTCTTTGTCTGTGAGAAATTCCATTTCTGGAATTAAAAAGTCTTCTTCCTCATCCTCATCGCGTAGAGAACCAAATCCATCGAAATCTAAAAGTCCATTTTCTATCATATCCTGAAATACATCAGGTGGAATTGAAAAGAACATTCCAACATTTGTATTTGTATTCATGAAAGGAAATGGCATTGATGATGGCTTTGCCAATGGGTTTTTTGGTTCACTTGTTTGAATATCACCTTCAATGATATCATCGAATAAAGAATTTAACATATCTTGGAATCCTTGTGGATTATCCATAACTTCTTTTGTTTTTTCTTCTGCTTTCTTAAGAGACTCTTTGTAATTTTCCTCAGTCTTTAAAGACTTTTGATACAAAATAACTGTACTCTCAGATGGCATTAACACAGAAGCAATGTGATCTCTAGGAAGATCAATATGTGTTTGATCTGTAAACTCAAGCCAATTTCTTAGAAGTGTTATTTCTCTAGTTACTCCAAATGAGTCTGGAGATATATGCGTCTTAATTACCATTGGCTTTAGAATACTAATGGTAGAATCGTTTTCCCCGGATAATAATCCGAGAACTTCTTCACCACTTCTCAGCTTAAACAATCTGCAAGTAGTTTCCATATGACTATTTATCCTTTCAGAGATCTATTGTAACCAATTTATGAGAAAATTGTTCGCTATCATAAATTTTTATTCGTTCAAGAAAATGATTGAATGCATGATTTCGATATTTCTTATGTCTCAAATCATCAACTAAATCAAAAACCATTACACGATCTTTTGTTTCCGACATTCTCAAACCACGACCAATAGACTGAAGAACACGCACAACGGATTTTGATGGATGAAGAAATACAATGTTGTGAATGTTCTTGATATTTATGCCTGTGCTGCAAGTTCCATATGATGCAACAAGAATAGAGTTTTCTGACTTATCCACAATCTTACGAATCTCTTCTCTATCTTCAGCATCAGTCATTCCAGAAATAAAGTAACACTTCTTATCTGTGCAAGTCTTTTGTATTGATTCAAAGAATGGAAGACCGTGCTTTTGAACTTGTGAGAATAGAACTAATGTATTTCCTTTGAGAGAAGCGCAAAGTTTTTCTGCTACTTTATTTCTTCTCTCATGTGATATGATGTAATCTATTTCTTCTTGATATGTTTTGCGCTTCATGCTATCGCATTCTTCTTTTGCATATTTCAGCTGAATGCAATTTATATCAAGATTTGAAAGAACCTTATTATCAATAAGATTCTTCGTACTGGTGACACGAATTGGTGGCCCAAATAGTCCTTCAAGAACTAGTTTATGAACCTGGATATTATCAAGTGTCCCTGTAGTCCCAATGCGAATGTGACAGTTTCTGAGCTTGTTCATCAGACGAACAAGTGATTTGGCCTTGAATAGATGGCATTCATCACCAATAACAGCATCGTATTCAGCAAAGAATTTCTCTGGAAGATCATAAACACTCTGCCATGTCGATATTGCTATGGGCTTTGTTGTTTCCTTATCTTTACCAGCGTAGATGATATGAATGTTTTTGTCCGCATTCCAGTCTTTGCCAGAGTATTCAATGAAGTCTGAACGCATCTGGTGAACTAGACTTGTGGTAGGAACAAGGACAAGAATCTTCTTATTCTTGCTTAGAAGATATCTTAGTATCGTATAGATGATAAGAGACTTGCCGCTACCAGTTGGAGATATCAGTAGACTACGCTTGTGATCAAGAGCCATTTCCACAGCCCTCTGCTGATAGTCTCTGAGCTTGATTTGGCCAGAATCTGAGTATAGAGGTAGAGCATCAATAAAAGACTTATAATCTTCAAAAAATTCTTCCTTAAAATTTTCAAACTTGCATTCGTAGTTTCGATCAAGGCAAAACTGAACGATCTTATTTCTCAGACCAGTATAGATCTTACGAGTAAAGTAATTGAATAGGCGAATCTGACCGTCCCATACCCTACGCTTGAATGCTGGGGAATATTGTGAGTTTGGAACTTTGAATGTGAAGTAATCGGATATCTCTTTTGCTACTGAATTTTCGCAATGAACTTTGATGAATGTACCATCTATTTTTTCTATTTTTACTTCTTCATTGGCCATGACTAAACTTGATCCACTCAATCGCTGAACGAATATTCCATTGTCTATTTGCGACTATCTTTACTACTCCGTCCAAGTAACTGACTAGTTCTTTCTTTTCAGTAATTTGACGCTCTAGCTTGATGACATCATCATCTGCGTCAATAAACTTATCAACATCAGTCTTTAGTATATTTAGGTCAAATGGCTCCCATTTAAACTGGTCTAATTCCTCTTTAGACAGCTTTCCTGTGTAATAGAGCCACTTGTACTTCTTCATGACACGAAGGGTTCTCTCGTCCTCTGCAAGGGCTTCCTTATGCTTCTTAAGGAACAGTAGATACTTGTTATGGATCTGTGGAGTATTTACAGATTCAATGGCAAGTTCTGTGGAATCTATCTTGAGATCTTCTTGTACTTGTTGTTTTAATTCATCAAAATTCATAATTTAAGTATACACATTAGTAAATAAAGTCAACTTGTTATATTACCTGGATCTGGATCAAAAGAGTAATAAGTATAAGCAAATGTAGCAGTTGCCTTTTGAGGAATATGAATACTACTCTCTGTGGTAAATTTAAGACCAGATAAAGCTACTGGAAAGACTTCATGGAATATAACTTTATTAAAATCGTTATATGTTCCTTTTGTCACATATAAGTATGCTGTTGTCATCCAAGAATCAAATGGAAGTTGATTATTTTGATCGTCTGTGTCTATATTACCCAAATGACGCATCCATTTATAAATTTCAAACCAGTTTGTTAATTTTTCATCAACCAAAAAAGATACAGTTAAATTTTCAAATCTATATGACCCGATTGGTCTTTTGATTGGAATTCCAAAAATAGTTGGTTGATCTTGTGTTTCTTGAATTATATTTGGAAGATTTACTTCTTGGGTATAATAAGTTACTGTTGGAATTCTTGCCAATTCAAAGCGAAAATAATTTTGACCAACAGTTGAAATTTCTGTTAATGACATAAACTATGTAGAAAAGAAAACGGGAGCCATTTCTGGCTCCCGTCCCCGAAGTCTTAGATACTACTTATCAGTTGGTGTTGCCGTGGAGGTTGGTAACACGGAAGATACGGTAGTACTGGTTGATGTTGGCGGTCATAGCTTCGCCGTCTGGAGTTCCGCTGTTGAGAACGAACGGATTAGCAACCATGCCGTAGCGGGTCTTGAAGCCGATCTTGGGCTGGAAGGTATCAGGATCGACTGCGCGGACCATCTGGAGTGGGACATAGGGGCAGTAGAAGAGGCCAGCGTCGTATGGGCTTGCACCACGGTAGCCGACGCAAACGAAATCTACACCAGACTGAACATAAGGATCGATGTAAACGCGCATCTTGCCGTTGAGTACGCCAGCAAAGGTGTTGCCAGTGTCATCAATTTCAAGCTGGTTGTTTAGAGCTGGGCTGATGTTTAGCCAACCACCCATTGCGAGGGCTGAAGCAACATCTGACGAGCAGACGATGAAGTTACCCTTACCACGACGGGTTTCCTTGGCGATCTGGTTGGCTTCGCGTTCGATCTGGAACATGAGGCCACGGAAGCGTTCAGCTGACCAACGACCGTCTGAGTCGGTTAGAAGGTCATATACACCGCCACCGAAACCATTTGAGCTTAGGTCGGTCTGCTTGCAGCCTAGTTTGGCGACATGGTAGATGCCACGAACGACTTCGCGGTTGATTTCAGCAAGAATTTCAGTGCTGAGAATATTGGCGAGTTCGGTTTCAGCATCAAGTCCGTGAACAGCCTTGAGGTCCTGAGCAAGTTCAGTGGTGTAATCGGCCTTTAGAGCGCGAGTCTTAGCCTGAACAGCAACCTTGTCAATGGTGAATGCCATTTCAGCGAAAGGCTTGGATGATGTACCAAGATTTTCAGCATCTCCTACTAGCATACCCTTGAAGTCTGTTGCGTAGAAAGCTCCTCTGGTTGCGCCAGTAGTACCACCGAATAGTGTTAGACCATAAGTCTCATCGTAAGATGGATAGCCACCTCCGATAGCAGCGGTAGTACCAGTAATACCACCTGAACCACCGAATGGTACGAATGGTTCCTGGAACATTGCTTCCTTACGATTTGCTGCGTTGCTTGGATCGTACTTGGGACGCATTGCGAAGATGAGTCCGGTTGGAGCGGTCATGGGCTGAACGCCGCAGATGTCGTAAGCAATGAGGTTTGGCATTGCGCGACGAACGAGGCTGATTAGAATTGGATCGTAACCAGCGATGTTGCTTGATGATGGGCTAGCGACATTGCTGATGACTCCACCGAGGGTGTTATCTTCAGTTAGTCTCTGAGCGCGAATGGCCTGCTCTTGGTTCTCAAGTAGAACAGCAGTTACCTTAGTTTTATAAGAATCTTCGATCTGTGGGAGTGCGTCGTGTTTTAGAACTGGTTCCCACTTTTCAGTTAGAATATCGTATGGGGTTGTATCGTCAAAATTCATTTGTATCTCCTAATGTTTTATTTATAATTTTTATTTCTTTAAGTGTCTACTGATGGCTTTTCTGTAAATGTCCATGCCCTCATTAATCATTTCTGGTTCAGAGGAAGTGTCAAGAATATCTAATTTTCTAGAAACTCTTGGCATTGCAACTGGAGCTGATTGTGAAGAAGCATGACCATTACCAAAATAGCTTTCCTTTAAAATTTGAATCTTATTTCTGAATTGATCTGCACTATCGTATTCCATACCCTCAGCTAGATTTGCTAGTTTTTCAATTTGAGTATGGGCAAGACCTTGAGTCTCTTGAGCAAATACAGCAACAGCGGCTGATTCAAGTAATTTCTTCTTTAGATTGATGTTTTCGTTCATTGCACCATTGAGTTGATCATTTTGTTCTTCAATGGTTGAATATAGCTCATCAAGAACATCATATTTTTCGTTTGGTACATCGATGAAGTTTGATTCAAAAAGCTTCTTAAGGCCGAAGATGAAATTTTCAGCCAATTCGACTTTGATTCCTCTTTCTACCTGAAGCTTATTTTCATTTACCCATTCTTCAACGACATAAGTTAGATAATCATCAACCTTCTCGGTTAGTTCGTTTACAGTGCCTGCTAGAGCAGCTGAGTATTCAGCCTTATATGCTTCATTGATACGAGTGGCTAAAGCATTGGCTCTTTCATTGACTGCTGCAACAAAAATAGTCTTTGCCTTTTCAACAAAATCTTCTGATAGATTTGTATTAGCGAAAAGGGCAGCTAAATGTTCCTTCAAATTTTCTTCTGAGGATTCATCTTCTTCTTCCTGACCTTGTGCTTGTTGTTCTTGACCTGGTTGCATCATTTGGCCCATTGGACCCTGAACAGTTCTCATGTTCATTTGAGCTAAACCTTCGGCGGGAGGATTCTTTGTCTGAAGAATAAATCCCTTTCCTTCGGCATCGAATGCTGATTTGCCTAAAATATCCATTTCTACTGATGTGTCGTTCATATTATTTTCTCCGTTTTATATATGTTTAAAATTTTACAGGACCGTATTGTATTTGTGATGATTTAGATGTTCTTCCAGATCTGCTTAGATTTGCTAGTGCGCTTCCTTCTAAAGCTTGTGGGGCCATTCTATATGGGGCAATAAAGGTTTTTAATCCAGCCTCTTTATATTCCCCACCAAGTCTTCCAAGAGGACCTTGGGATTCTTTATTCGCCAAGTAAGCTTGAAATTCTGGACTATCGGGTAGAATTAGAGAAGTAATCTTTTTAAATACATCTGAATCGTATATATCTTTTAAGAATTTTTTTGTTCCCCCACTCGCTCTACCAAGAGCATTATTTAGTCCACCAAGAACTCTAGTGCCAACACCTTCATTTAATGTATTATTTAAAATAATAGAATTTAATTCTTTGAAATCAATATTTCTATTACTTTCTTCTAAAAAATAAAATTTTCTACTATCTAAATTCATTTGATTTTTCTTAAGAAATCTGCAAAAAGTTTTATAGATTCTGCCTGTAGTTTTCTTGAAGGAGTCTTCTTTAAGGAATTGTGGTATTCAGCAATCTGCTGTTCCTTGAGAATACCGTTGTCCCAGATCCATTCTCTGCCTTCCATGATTCCATTTACAAAAGCATTTGGGGCTGAAGGATCAGCGACAATATCAATAGCGGCAAGCATGAAGTCTTCTTTGACAACATTGACCCCGCCTCTCTTTTCTAAAGAACCCATTCCACGGGTTGATACACCAAGCTTAACACCTTCGCTCATTAGATTTTTTACAATCTGTCCGCATGGAGTGTCAAGAATTTTAGCTTTACCATAGAAATCATTATTGTTTTCATATAGCCAAGTGACTTTATGGGAAACGCGATCAAGATTTACAGAAGGACCAGTTGGGTGATTTAATTCTCCAAGAGCACGATTTTTATTTACATATTCAGTAACATAGCGATTAGCTTCTTTGGCAAGAATTGGCTTTGGATAAACTCTACCATTCTTATTCTTTTGTTCTGCCTGCATGAAAACACCTTCGATGAAAAATTGTTTTTCACCGTCTTTGTTTTCAGTTAAATAAGCTACTTCTTCTATTGTTTCTGTGATTAATTTCATTATTCTTCCTTATCGCAATCTTCGCAATCACATTCCTCTTCATCCATTTCTTCTTCTTCTCCGTCCTCGTTTCCGTCTTGCTCTTCGTTTCTACCAGCAGCAATGATGTCACCTCTGGTTACTTTATCGAACGGAGGATAATTGTTTGCTAGATTATTATCAGCTTCATTGAATGTCGATTTAGCGACAACAATATATTCTTCGGCCAATCTCTGACCTAATTTTAGGGTCAATTCCTCAGCAATTAGCTTTTTTGCTCCGATTGCATTTTCTTCCAGAATTTTTTTGAGTATAGTTTTAGCTTTCATATTTTTTTCCTTTATTATTTATAAATTATTATTCTGGCTGCTCTGCTTCTTGTGCCATTTGCATCTGCATCATTTGTTCTTGTTGCTGTTTGGCTATATCAATGGCCATTTCCCTATTTAATTGATCTATTTCTTCGTCTGTTTGCTTTAGAATATTTTTCTTTATATAAAGAGTCGAGTAGTACTTGCCAATCATTGGTTCCATTTGAGTGGCCAATTCCATTCTTGCGGATAAAATCTCAGCATCTTTTAGATCTGTGAAATATGAATCTTTATTAAAAACAAAATTAATGTTATGGCTAATATCTTCCCAATCAGTTTCAGTAATTATTCCCTTAAGAATTAACTGAACTCTTAAGAGCTGCATAAATGCCTGTGCAAATTTATTTCTTAATCTTTCAATAAATTTGTAGAACTTGACCTCATCTCGCGTGATTTCAGCCGATCTTCCAAGATTGAATCCATTTTCTCCTACAAGTCTTGAGGGAGGAATATTCAAAGCGTAGTAGAGCTTTTTCTTGAAATATTCAACATCGGTCAATTCACCAAGATTCTGTCCCCCATCTAGGGTAGAAATTTCAGTTCCCCTACCACCTTCGCGGCGAGGTAGCCAGTAATCTTCAAGCATTGCCATTTGATTTCTATCGTCTTTGATTTCGCCAGTTGTCTGGTTATAGATCATACGATTACGATACTTATTCATAAGCTCACGAACATATTGTTCGGCTTTTTGTTTTGGCAAATTACCAACATCGATGTAAAAAATACGACGCTCAGGAGCGCGAGAAATGCGATATACGACAATAGCATCTTCTACTTGTCGTAACATATTTAATGGTCTGATTGCCTTATGAAGATAGCCAACAACTCTCTTAGAGTTCATATCAACCATTCCTGAGTGGCAGAACACTATTGAATCTGGGGATATCTTAAGACCAGATGTAGGAGTTCCTACTACTGAATTCCTATCGGTATTAGTATAGACATAGAATTCTTCTATATCTTTGATTAAAGACAGACTACTCCCATCTTGGCGAGTATTTTTAGTTTTTACTTTCTTTACTTTCTTTACTTTTGTAGAATCTAAAGGTATTAATTGTTTTATTCCTTCTGATGGATTTTCAGAATTTATAGAGATATAATAATAAAGTTTAGAATCTACATACCATCGTCTAAAAATTTCATAGCCTTTATCTTGAAAATCTAATAACTTTAAGATGTTATCAAATTCGCTATAAATTTTACTTTTAATATTATCTGAAAATTGAATTTTAGATAAATCCAGCTTTACAGCTTTTCTATCTGCACCCATTACGATGCATTCATTTGTTATCTCATCAATTGCAGTATCTACTTCTGGAAATAATGCCATTGCTCTATATTGAGCAATTAATGCTTGTTCGTCTTTCAACGAACCCATAAAGTCTATAAAAGTACCATATACTCCAGCTCCTTCTACGGTGTAAGAGCCATCAAATTCTTCTGGAGTAGTAAAATTCTGAAGAGAAAGTTGTTCTTCCTCCCCTTTTCCGCGTATAGTAAAACCAAATAATTTATAAGCCATTATATAAAATCCTTATCTGTTATTTATCCACCAGAATATTGAACATATTTGAAACAGAAGGTAACATCAAAATAATTATATTGATCTCTAGCTTGCATCTCAAAATCAATTGTGCTAATTGATTGAGGCCAGCATTCAACTAAAGTTGCAATTTTTAATACCCCTCCCTCCTCACCATCAGGATTAAGAGGACTTGAATCTTTAGCATTTAAATTTAATTGTTCAACAACTATTGTTCCAAATTCTAAAGCATTACCTGTATTTGTTACATGATCATTTATGCTATCACTCCAAGCATGCAAACCTTTCCATAAATTTTTATGCGTTTCACTTGATGCTGGATCGTCTAAATCGTCTAGAACACGCATTGTCCAAACATTAAATCCATCACCACTATAAATTCTATCTCCAGGATATAAGATTCTTCTACCCTGATAATCTATAGGATTTGTAGTTATTATAGATGTTGGTAATGCGGCAGATTCTATATGAAAATCATCTATGTTGTTTGTTACATAAGAAGGTCCAGAAGTCATTCTAACTCTGAATCTATTCTTTCTTGTTCCGCCTTCGAAATTGTCTATAAAATTTTGAATTGACATTTTATTACCTTTAGTGTTTTAATTATTCATATATTACATATTTGAAACAAAAAGTCACATCAAATGTATTATATTGATCTCTTGCTTGCATTTCCATATCAATTGGAGTTATTGATTGCGGCCAAGCATTTTTTAAAGTGGCTTTCTTAAGAGGAACACCAGTATCATTTAAATTTAATTGTTCAACTATAATATCTGATTCTACGGCAGTTGTAGTATTACCAGTATTATATCTGTGTGAATTTATTCCATTGCACCATGCATGCAATCTAGACCATAAATTATTTCTTCTGGCAGCAGGACTTAAACTTCCACTAGTAGAAATATCGTCTTGAATTGTAGCAGTCCAAACATTAAATCCATCACCACTATAAATTCTATCTCCAGGATATAAGATTCTTCTACCCTGATAATCTATAGGATTTGTAGTTATTATAGATGTTGGTAATGCGGCAGCAAGAACATGAAAATCGTCAAATCCTCCTTGGCCAGAAATATCTCCAGGTCCAGCTGATGCGATAGCTGATGGTTTAAAATCAGAAGGTTGTCCTATAATAGTAGGTATTGTAAAACCCGGAATATTGCATATTACACGAAATCTATTTTTTCGTGTTCCTCCTCTAAAATTAGTAATAAAGGACTGGATAGACATGATTAATTGATGCCATCTACTTGAATATAATTGTAATTCATTCTTACAGCAAATGAATTAAATCCAGTTTCTGCCATATTAAATTGTAATGCGCTAACAGTGCTGGGCCAACAAGATCTTAAAATAATTTTTTTAGTTGTATCACCATTTAAATCTAGCTGTTCAATATACCAGGAATCGTCTTGAATTGCCGCTCCGTCTGCATCTCCACCAAACCAGCTATCATCTGCAACATAGGCATGTTCATTTGTTGCTTGATTGTTTATTAGTTCCGTCCATCCTTGAAATGCATTATAAAGACCAGCACCGCTATCGTCTAAAACTAAAATATCCCAAGGCTCATATGTTCTATCTCCGACATATGGAATTAATCTTCCTCTATATGGAAAATTTACAATACCTAGTGTAGAATTCGGTAAAGAGGCGGAAAGTACATGAAATTGTAACTTTGTTGCATCTCCTCCAGATCCAGATGGAAACGCTCCAGTTACTTTAAAACGATTTTTTCTAGTACCGCCTCTAAATCCATTAATGAAATCTTGGATACTATTTGCCATATAATTACCCTCTAATTCTTTTATTATGTAGTAAAATTTAGATTTATTACGCTTGGGCTTTGTATAGGTTTATAGGATATATCAACGATAAGTTTACTCTGAGCAATCGTTGTTGTTGTGTTATTAGTATCATTGCATGTAACAGTATAGAATTCTATACCATTATTAACTTTTACATTTTCCATCATTCTATTCAATTTATTTGTTATTTGTCCTCTATTTTCTGTATTATTGGGTTCAAATAAGTATTCGTTTATCACCTTTTTGCTATTTCTTGAAATATAGGAAAATAAATTACCATATGAAAATGTTTTTTTAACTTCATTTTCAGAAGAAGTTATACCAGATAAATCACTAGCAAGATAATATTCTTTTCCAGAAGGACTTGGCAAATTTAATACCGTATTAATTCCTCTAGAATGGGCTGTATTTAATTTTGAACCCGAAGAAAGAGTTATATTTGTTGGAGTTTGAGGAATTATATCTTCAGAATATCTTATAGAAGATAATGCTATTTTAGTAAATCTTTGATTTAAAACTCTTCCATTTCTAAAACCAGCAATGGAATACCAAGGATATTCTGAATATGATCTAGATAACATACCTGAAATATCACTCAACAAAGAAATTAAAACATAAGGAGAATTTGAATATTCGCTATCGTCTGTTATATTCTCATCTCCATAATATCTTTTTATCCTTTTAACACCAGCAACAGTAAACGATAATTGATTGAAATCAGTATCATTCAATTCTGATCTTACATAAAAATTATCAAATTGATAATTCAAATCAGTAACATTATTAAGAATATAAAAATTTTCAATTGGGTTAAATGTTGAAGATGATATTGATGAATTAAATAAAACTGGTATATTCTTTAATTTTACTTCTGTCTTAAATTCTGTTGATACTGTAGTTTTTAATGGGTCATATACTAAAAAATCAAGATCGTATCTATTTAATATCTCAAATACATTATTTTCTGTAGAAGCATTAATTAGATATATTTTATAGTTATAATGCAGAGCATCTAAAATAAAATTAAAGTAGAAATCTATTTTTCTAAGATTGCTTCTATATGAAGTTGAAGATGAACTATTTAACTCTTTTAAAAACAAATCAGAATCAGTAATACTGGAATCTATTTGCGTAAAGTCGCTAGAATTTATAAGTTTAGTAAAATCGTAAACTGATTCTAAAGTTTTATGTTTTTCTGTTATTCCAAGCACACTAAAAAATAGAGAATCGTAGATGAGGAATCCCCCATCTACGATTTTTTTATTTTCTATTTCCTTTATGGAATAATTTAAAGCCATTAAGCTTGTGATAGGACAAATCTAAATGTTACTGTTTCGATTGTATAATATGGAACGAATGTAATATCAATTACCAATTGTTTAGAAGTAATAATAGTTTCCGTATTATTAGTTTCATTGCAAGTAACAGTGTAGGTTGAAATACCACCCTTATTTTTTATTCTTTCAAGGAAGCTGGTTACAACATTTGTTAGAGCAGTTCTTGTGCTATTGTTGTTCACTTCAAATAGAACGCCTTGTAGAAGTGGCTTTATTCCTCTCTTAATATGAAGAATAAGTCTAGAGATACCAATATGCATTCTATCAGGATCTACCTGTTCAAGAGTAGAATCGCCCATAACAAAGACTCTATCAGGATATCCATAAATCCCACTAAGACTATTGATACCATAAGAATCTTTTAATGTATCAATATTAGTTTCGCTTAATTTTGGTTCGTAGTTTGTAAATCTTTGAATTTCGCCTTTACGAATTCCTGAAGGTGGATTCCAGGGGCCAAAACCAGCATCTACAGATGCCATTAAACCTGCAATATCAGAGGTTAATAGAAGGTTAATAGATCCGGTTGTGCCATAGAATCTATCTACTGTTTTTCTGCCAAGAACACTAAAGAAATTTTCATCAGTTCCCGTATTGCCTGTAATTCCTGTTATGCCATAAACCGAATAAGTGGCAAATGTTGCTGTTGGATATGTTGCAGAAGATCCATTGTGATATTCTGCTGATGATCCTAAAATACCAACGCAGTCTTGGCGTAAATTTACTAAAGTAATTACATCTTGGAATTTGGCATTATCCTCGCAGAATACGCTATCGATTGCAAGATTTGTATTATTTAGTGCGCTTGCCCCAGTTGCTGCAACTAAAATACCTCCATAAAGAAGATAATTTATTGCTGAGTGCAATTCTCTATCATGGATAGTTCCGCCGCTGAAACCAGCTCCTGTTGGAAAACCAGAAGATACACCACTCAGAACATCAATATTAAAAACTGAAATTAATTCATCTTTTGTATTAAAAATTTTATAACCTAGCTGAATAGTATCATTCTGAGTTATTTTGTGATATAAAGAATATCCGCAGATAAATGCTGATAAATGGGTCGATGCCTCTGCATCGCTTCCTTGAATGATTGGGGTTGAGTTTTCGAAAATGTTGATTGATGGCATATTTGTTATTCCTCAGTAAACCAAAGAGAATTACCTTCTTTGAATGTTTTTTCTACATCAATCTCAAGTGTACCCATAAAAAAAGTGGTATTCTCTTCCTCCTCTTTCTCTGTGGTATTTATAATTTTTTTCTTCTGCATGTCTATAATCTCTTCAAAGTAGCCCTGACGAGTTAGCCACCCAAAAAGAACAAGACACATAACCAAATCGTCTGTATAACCATCATCTGCACAATGTGTCTGATGTTTTGAAACAAAAGTCATCAATTCTTGAATGATATCAAAATCTCTGACCAAGAGCCTATCTTGCTCAATTAAATTTTTTAGAACCGCACAACCCAGTTTTTTGACCGCAGAGCTGGTTCTTACGCCTCTTTGTTTTGTTCCGCGACCGAATCCCAAGGTTACTTTTTGTCCTGCACGGCCCATCATCTGAGTCTGAATGATATTTTCATACTCGTAATCTTCGTGCATGGCATCGGCAATCTGACCTCCGATATCATTGACTTCAATCAGTAGGTGTGCATTATTATATTTTATTGCCAGATTGTAAAGTTCTGGAGGAACATCAAAGGGGGATATAAGATTATTTCTATATCTAGCCACGACCTTATGAGGCTTTTCAGTAGAATCGACCACCACCATAGCCGTATAGTCTCTACCCTGACCTCTGGCGACATCGACCATGATGAAGTACGCATGACCCTCAACTGGCTCGTCGTAGATGTAAAGACCTCCTGGCTCCTTTGCCAGAGGTTTATCAAATTGAAGCAAATTTAACTTACTAGCACTGATTAGGGTATTTGACGAACCAAGGAACGAACATTCAAACTCCTGCTCAAACTGTTGTTCGCTGGTCTGGGCAATCATCTGCTGCTTCCACTGCTCGTCGCGTAGAGGCCCACCAGCGTACTTAGGGACCTGTCTCCAGGATACCTCTATGGGTATATACTCGTTCTTCCCCTCCTCGCCCTGCTTCCTTGTAGCCCCCTTCCAGAAGGAATAGAACATATTGAGTCCGTTTGGGGTGGATACCATGAATACCTTTGTGGTCTGACCAGAGGTAATCGTGGGGTAAACTGAGCTAAAGAACTCTTCTGCAATATTTTGAGAGACATGGGCAAATTCGTCCAAGAAAATGAGATTGAACGATCCACCACGAACTGCTGATGAGGATGTGGCTGATGCCATGACCTTTGAACCATTCTCTAGCTGAATGGATGTCTTGTTCCATTCGATGATACCTTGCTGAAGCCACTTGGGAAGATACTCATAAGCCAGACGAAGACGGCCAAGAATTTCTCTAGCCGTATTCATCTTGTTCGCCAGAATACCAACGCTCATGCTCTGGTTGAAGAGAATGTAGTGAAGAATAAATGCAACAATCGTTGTGCTCTTACCAGACTGACGAGGCAGTTTGGCAATGATATAACGATTGTTATGCATTTTATTAATCATGTCCTCTTGGTAATCATATAATTCAAAAGGAACAAGACCCTTATCAAGAGACACTACCTTTACATATTTCTTGATAAAGTAAATAGGATCTTGGGAACAACGAACATATTCCCGAATTTGTTCTTCGGTAAAGTCAATCTTTACTCCAGCTTCTTTTAAATTTGGATTACCTAAGTAACCCTTAAATTTCCTTGACATCCTCTACCACCTTCGCATCAATCATTTCTATAGCTTTATTCTTGCTTCTTTCAGGATTGATTAAGTCCTGTAGATCACTAGTGGAGCCTATGAAGAATGAATTATTGTTTGTTGTTTTTATAGTGGTCTTATTTGCTTCATTCTTTATCTTCTCAAGATCTATAAGATCTTTGTTGATCTCTGACATGGTTTTCAACATTTGAGTTACTACTTCATATGCTCTTGGGGAATCACCCTCAGTTGCAACCTTCATAATACCATTAAGAGCAATTTTTGATTTTTCTATGATATCGTATAAATTTTGTTTTGCAAAATCATAATCAGCATCTGGTTTTGTTAGATCTTTTGTTTCTAAAGTTCTACCAGAAGGCTCAATATTAAAAAATTCATTTAACTTTTCTACGGACATATAGTTGTACAATCCATCACAGCTCTAAAACCCTTAGAAGCAACAGTAGTACCATTAGTTATTACTACTTTTAATTTTCTAAGAACACCATCATCTAAACCACAAATGTTAAGCTCGGTACATATACTATTTATGGCCTCTGTTACTTGTGCTACCGATAACTGCAATGTATTTGCAGGAACATTTACTGTATAAAGTAAACGATTTGTCTCTGTCATTATCGATACATTTGTCGTTAAAGAAGTAACTGATGTTTCAGTCCAAGATAAATCAGTTCTAAAATTAGTTTGAGAAATTGGTAAGAAATAAGTGGTTATTCCAAAATTTGTATTTATTCTTATTTCTGTAGTTGGTATTACAGGATCTGTAGTTCCGTCGTCATCAGAATCATCGTCAGGATTTAAATCAGTATCATCAATTACATCTTCAATTATAATTGTTGGTTTAATTTCACCAAAAACATATGAGGCAGCAGTAAAACTAATAACTCCAATTGCCATTCTTCTAGTATTTAATGATCCTTCATAATCATCAATAAGTTTAAATTCTCTATAAGATATTGGAATATTTACATTCTCAAATATTTTATTAAAATTCATTCTTATGTTGAATTCAGGATTAAAATAAGGCATAATCTGTTCAACAATTTGAAATATTTCATTTAAACTTCTTGAATAGAAATAAACATTAAATGCAACTATAATTGGAGTTTCTGAAAATGTTTTATAAGAATTTTCTATTCCACCAATTGCCTCAGTAACTATTTGAGTTGTTGTTGTTAATTTATTTCTCTTTCTCGCAGTATCGTAGAGAATATTCGAAACTTCAAAACTCATATATGGTAAATTAATTTGAGTTTTTACATTATCAGTAATGGACGAATTTGACTCTAATCTTCTTAGAAATTTTTCTTTTGAGGAAAAAGTAATAGGAACTTTAACATTTTCAACTACACCAGTTGTATCATTTTTTCTAGTAACATAAAGTTCATCAAATAAAGAACCAAAAGCAACAACTAATTTTCGTATTGATTGATTATTATATGAACCAAACATTAATAGTTGCCCTCTGAGAATGGATCAACCTCACTGAAGTTGATGATAGGAGTATCTATCTTGCTTCCGCTACCAGTAAACCCTCGTTGGTAATCTAGAGGACTAATTTCTCCTTCAAGATCATCAAGAACTGGATTAATAGTAACTGATTTATTAGTTGTAGAAACAGATAGAACTCTGAATGTAGATCCAGAAACATCACTAGTAACGGTAATTGGATTATTAAATGTGACTCCATCGATAGATGCCATCAAAGCAGTCATTCCACTACCCTCTAAATCAAAGTCAAGTAGTCTAAAGTATGCTGTTGTTCCTGCAATAGATCCAGTAACAAAATATTTTTCTCCACGAACAGCTTTATTATATGCTGCTGTAAACCCAGAGAAGGTAGCACCGATTGAGAAATTAAATACACTTTGCTTTGTATCAGATAAAGTATCCATATCGGTATTTCCAGTATCGAAATGTTCAGCCGAATAAACAAATGTCTCACAGCTCAAAGTATACACATAGTTTTTATCTAATTGATAGAAAGGTAATTCGTGCTCTACAAAATTAATTTCAAATAAAGTTTTAGTCAAAGGAAAGAAAATTAAATCTCCTTCTCTTGGTCTAATTATAGTAGAATTTTTTGTTGTAATTTCTTTTGAAAATCTTTTCTTACTAACAATCAGATTCACTCTATCTTTGATTTCAAGACCAAATTTAGTTACAAGATCAGATCCCTCAAATCCAGCAACAGAAGCAACATACATTTCCACTTGATAAGCTTTTGTGAATCTGTTTAATTGATCCTCACCAAAAAGTCTATCTAAATTTACACTTTCTCTAGGAATATACCAAACATTTTTTCCCATCATCCGAATTATTTCAACAATGTTATCCTCGACAACATTTTGTTCGGTTCCTTGAAATTTAAAATAAGGATTTAGTGCCATATTATCCAGTCATCATATCTGGAGGTAATTCGTATGAAGAAACTATTTGCTCTTCTAATATCGCTATCTCTTGCATTGCTTCAGCGAATATTTGCCCTCCACGGAGAGAAACACCACCAGGAAGAGATACGCCATCAAATTTTGAAAGATTTGCTCCCCACTGTTTTTTAATCAGAGCTGTAAAATATTTTTTAAGCATACGATCATTGTAAATTTCAGGATATAAATCTGGATTTAAATTTACATATGCTTCTATTGAAAGATATGTTCCTGCTGTAAGAGCAGACCAATCAGTTTCAATGTATAGTTTATTAGTTACTTTATTGAATCTGATGGTTCTTTCTGGATCAAACATCATTTCAATTAATCTAATATATCTCTTCGTTAAATCATAATTTGCAATTGGGGCAGAATTTACGAATCCTAAATTTGTATTAATACCATATACATCGTTTAAAGCCATTTGATATCTGACATCAAATAGTTCATTTGTATTCAAAGTTCCAAAAGGAAAAACTCTAATGATTGAAAGAATGTCATATCCATTAGGATTGGATCCAGAAGCTCCAACTATTGGACCTAAAGAATTGGTATCAATAAACTTATTAGAGATATCAGTGCCTGTTAACTGATAGCTAAAATATGCTCTTTCCACACCATCATAATGCCTCTCAGCAAAGAATTGGAGAGCGTCATCAAGACGATCACTAGCCTGTTCGTAGTCTACATTGATTTCAACTACTGGAGCACCTAGCTGCCTATAAGCATACTGGATTAAAGAATCTCTTGAGGTTGGTTGTGCCATTGAAAATATTTATGCACAACAAAACTCTACTTATTCCTTTGGGGTAGTATTTTTAGATTCTTCCATTCGCTGTTTTAGCTTATCAAGGATCTCAGCTATCTCTTTTGGCGTATCTGGCATGGTTACATCAATTTTTTGAACCGAATTAAATTCTAAATTTTCGATGTAATGCTTTCTAGATTCTGGCTCTTGAGCTTCTTGTGGAAGACTTACTGTATAGTTTGTAAAACCTGGCATAGAAAGAGGGCAATTCACAGAAGGATAGTCCAGTTTACTATATTCTTCATTTGTGCCATTTAACCAAGTATTCTTTCTGTCTCCACATCCACACCCACCGCAGAAGAATTTACCATCAGTTTCAGACTTCTTTAAATGGGCGCATGGGGGTAATTCGCCACCAACATGCTCATTGCCAAAGCAACTCAAAACTCTAAGCTGCTTTACCGTCCTATCTACTTTCTTATCTTTAAGCCCTCTTGATGCAATAGCCATAGAATAGCTTTGGATCATGCTTAAAGCCTTTTTTAAGGCTGGTTCTTTATTTGGTAGAGGAGAATCTGAAAACTTTTTCTTTTTACAACCACAATCTTTTTTAGGTTCACTCATAAATTAATACCTCAAATAGTCAGACCATTAATATATTTTACTCCTAGTGTAGATCCTGTCAAGGTAATCGAAAGAACTTTATTAAATGTAGAATCACTAAATCCAGATGCACCAGTAATTGATAGACTAGTAAAATTTAATTGATGGCGATCAGCACCACAAATTGAAACTGCTGGTGATCCGCTTGAAGTATCGTATAGGGTAGAATCTTCAGAACAATCTATGTAATCTTGTCCAAATGAAATTCCTGCGTAGTATTCTACAGTTGATACTGGATTAATAAAAGCAGTTTGGCCGGAATTTAAATGGAACCATTGCTTTAACCCTGATGGCAATGTAAGTAAATACCATCCAGAATTAAATGTTAGTGTTATTCCAGTTCCATTTACAAATGTATAACCTATTAATTTTTCGTATGTTCCGCCGAGAGGATGAGTCTTTGGAAAAAGAGGCATTGCTCCTTCCCATGCTGGTCCTCCAGCAGTCTTGCCTAGAAGCTCATTAAACCACTCTCTTGTCATGGTAAGAGTTAAGGTTTGTTGAAGCATAGCATTTTCTTGAATTTCGTTCAATTCTGATGCTTGCAATTTTGAGCCTGGTTTAAATCCAACAGAAGTATAATTCTTCTTTGGATCCAAATTTTCATTATTGCTCCATGCTCTACTTGAGTATGGATAATTCGTTAGGGGAAATTGATTATTATCTAATGGGTATGTCATGATATATCAAAAATTGCTGTTACTTTATATGTAGACGATGAGTCGTTGACATCAGTATCTGATGCAAAAATTATTTCGCAACCATCAAAAGTATATGGTGCTTTTATCACTGAACTTATAGTAATAGATCCACTGCTCTTGTCAGTATTAGCATAATCTAATGTTATTCCACCAGTAAGAGATGTGGCAGCATTATATGATGCTATAAGCAAATCAGTTCCACCGAAATTTGTTATTTTATACGATGACAAAGGATTTGCTGGTTCAACAGAATCTGCTGAATATTTTGATGTCTTTGTTCTATTTAATTTATTTGAAAAATAATTAGAAGATGCTGATACGGGATCATGAATAAAACTAGATTCTGTAATAGTAGCAGTATCAAGAATTGTAGCATTTGCGGCAGTTTTATTTAGTGATGGAGTATATGCTCTGTTGACGAGAGGGGATAATTTTCTTCCATCTGGATACTTTATTCCTTTAGAGATGAAAACAGAATCTAACTGAAATGTTGGATTTATGGTTGTTGGAGTAAGTTGCTGCAATTCTGTTTTTGTTAGAGATTGTTCAATTGCAATTTTAGAGGGTCTTAATAAACCATAAACATTGAGATAATTTCCATCAGATTCTGGAGTAAATCCAAATTCTATTTGAGTTAAACATTCAGAAAAATCTCCATTTGGGCTTGTTCCGATTACTCCAGCTTCTAAAGCAATTGGTTCTATATAAACACAATTTTGAACATCTAAAGCATTGTTCCATTTAACACCAATTACTTTATATCCTAAGTTAGAACCAACATATTCAGTTTTTAAATATGCCTTGAAATTTCCTACTGTACCATCGTAATCCAAAACAAGTTCTGGATCTTCTTTACTTACATAGAATGCCTTTGTGGGATCATCCCACCAGACAACATTTAAGATCCCACCAGATTTAAAGTTTGTAGATTGTGTTTCGTAATTTATTCTAAATGGATTTGTTGTAGAATATTGAGAAACTATATCACCATAAACTTCAAATACTGTCACGCTTGATGTAGTATCGTTGCAGGGAGTACATCCAGCTGTTCCTGAGTAATTGAAGAATCCTCCGCATACACCAAGCAAAGAATCCTTGAATACTGGATGTAAATCTAAAAGAGTTCCAAAAATTTCACATGTAATTTTATTTGGAACTGTAAATGCTTGTACTATATCGCCTTTATTTAAGCAAACGCCATTGATATCAATCGCTCTTTTGGCGTATAGGCAGCATGTGCCAGCACTAAGCCCAGTAGCTCCACCACCGCCAGTAGATCCAGTTGGACTTCCTGCATCAGCTGTAGGGCCTTTAAATTGAATCATGGTATCAATACCACGAATACGAGTATAATTTGTCAAATAATCATTTAATTGATCTTTTGATATTAAAATCCATTGATATCCGTCTGGATAATCTAAAATAACTCCAGCAGAACCAGAGGGTTGATATCTGGATTTTTCTGTCCCAAAAGAACTTTGTTTATTATTGCTTCCGTCCTTTAGGCAAAGATATAAACCAGCATCTGTACTATTAAAACAGATGCTATTTGTTATATCAACTCCAGGATTGTATGGAATGTATGATTTTGATTCCCAGTTTTTTCTTTCGATAACAGCTGTTATGCTATTTGGCAATACTCTTTTTCCAAAAATTGCATTATTGGCAGCAACTTTTGATAACTTATTTGTGTATTTTTCATATCCCGCTTTACCAACACCAAAGCCAAGATAGTAATCTTCCTTAAACGCAGATTTGATGAATTCTTCTGCACTTGAAGAGTATAATTTTTCAGATTTATTTGCGTTTGTCATACTGTTTATTTATGATAAAATTAGGATATAGTAATTGCAAGTGGATTGTTCTTACTAATAGAAGAAAGTAGAGAGTTAAATGTTATTGGAGATTGCTTTAGATTCATATAAAAACCAACTGGTTTCAACATTGAAATAAAATCATCTTGATATTTTTCATCTATAGATGCTTCTACTACAATAGAAAATTCTTGGTAATCAGTACCATCAGTAATTACCTTATCATTCATTTCAGATGCATTTAAAACAAAAGTATCATCTACACCTTTGGATAATTGATATTCTATGTCAGCAAAAAGTGTAGCTAGGAAATAATCATAAGAAGATTCTGTTCCCTTATTTGCCACAAATCTACTTTTATTTGAAATTAAGAATTCTCTCAATTCTTGTTCTTTTGTTTCGATAAAATCATCAAAATCAAAATCAGAGAACATCGATGAGTACATAGATCTAAGACCATCCTGATTTGAGAAAAATGCACTCTGAATATGTTCGTAATTTGGATATAAATTCAAACCATTAGTTGAAAAGTAAAAATTATAAAATTCTTGAATTAGATCTATAATTTTAACATCAGTATTCTTTTTAGCTTGATCTTGAATCCATTGAGGAAATTGATTTTCAATATAATATCTAAAATTTAGATCTGTTCTAAAAAGTTTATTAAAATCGTATATTTCTTTAAGTTGATCAATAGCATATTCAGCCCCAACATCAATACTGAATTGAGCTGGACTTGAAGATTGTCCTATTGTTGGGTTAAATAAAATTATCATGTTACTGTTAAACTAGAAATTGAATATTCAACGGCCATATTCTGTACAGGAGAAATTTGATCAGTATTTGGAGTTATTGTTATATCAAATTCATCACTTACCACTAAAGAATCATAGAATAATATAAAACCAGTTGTAGCATTAAATACTCCTACTTTTGATTTTACTACAGTTCCGTTTGATAAGACTGCATCGATATATTTAAATCCATTTAGTTCAGGAACACTAGTTGATGTAGAAATAAATTTTACATTGCTAGTTGATAGATTGCTTGATACTAGATCGGTAGTTATACTTGAAATTGGATTGTAAAAATAAACTGTTTTATTTTCTGTAAGATTTAATGTCTTTGTAAAAGTAAATGATATATTTGAATCTTTTACGACTAATCCTGCATCTACTTCATTTGCAAGAACGATCAAATCTGCTTTTGATATCGAATTGTTAAATCTAAGATCAGAATATGCAGACTCAATTGCATCTTCATAATCATTTTGTAATTGTCCTATTGTTTTTGTGGTTTTTGTTCCATCTCTAGTACAGGCAATTGTTATATTCCCTGTAAAATTTTCACTTGTTTTGTATTCCACATTTAATCCAAATACAGCTTTATTTTGTAATAAAGTCTTTATTGAGGATATTTGCTCTGAATCAACATCAAGATTTATTATAGAAAAATAAATTTTTCCATAGTTATTATTATGTGTCTGACCGTCAAAAACAGCTATTTTGTTTTGAGGATCTGTATAATCTGACAAATATCCAGAAGATATTATGGCAGCTTCATAATCAGATTTTGTAATTAACCCCTGATATCCGTAATATCTTGGTCCAACATATTTTAGATAATTTAAATCTGGCGTATCATATCCTCCACTTGAGGTAGTAGAAGATACTAAAACTGTTGGTATTGTTTTAGAACCATTAGATACAAGTTCTGTAATTTTTACACCATTGCCGTCCAAACCAGATGATATGACATACGACAATTTTACTATATCTGCCCCAGTAACAGATTTACCTATACTATTAATATTTTGACTCTGTAAATCTTTTCCAAATTTAATGTAATAATATTTACCTTTTCTAACAACAAAGAAAATTTGAGAATTTTCGTTTGTATCTTGTAGTGGATTGTTTGTATGATTATTCCAATATATGGAATTTACAGATATTCTTATTGTCCTAACATCTACATCCACATCTGGAATTTGATATTCCTGATTATCTAAATCAACATATATTCTGGTTTCTTTGACGAGAGAATTACCAGCATAAAAAGTAAGAGTTGTAGAGGCATCTAAAGTTACCAAATCATCAACATAATAAAAATTTTCTATGCTATTATTTGCATTTCTACCACGAACAACTGCAAATCTATCAATCTGAGCAAGACTCGCATTTGTTTTGGTGAATGTTACAAGACTAATAGCAGAATTTTTATTTGATACAGTGAAACCAGAAGATTGTAATAACTTTGAGATAGAATCTGTTCTTTGAGCAGTGGAAATAAAAGATTCTTTATTGACAAGATGTAGATAATGCGCCCAAATTAGCGTATTATAGCTAAAAAGATCTATTAGCATCTTTACAGCAGTACCATTAGTATCCAAATCATACTGCTTACCGACTTCAGTAGATTTTAGATAATCGGTTAAATTTTGTTTTAATGAGTCTTTATCAAGATCTACCAGATTAATATCATAATTCATGAAATTATTTATCTATTGTGAACTTAAAGCTTGAAGTCTGTAGATTTTTTGATACCGAGTCTAATATTTGATACGAAACATCAAATGTAATACTATTTAACCCCTGAATTGGTTTTACCTTTATATCCTTTACCTCTTTAAGAGCATTTTTTACTCTTGAGGTTAATTTTGTATTTGTTATCAACAATTTAGGGCTATTACTTTGAAATTTATAGTCATCTAAACTATGGGATGGAAAATTATCAGATAATCTTATATCTCCACCCTTAAGATTTAATAAATTTTTTACTATTTGATTAGTAAATGGTATTTTTGATACCTTCGCTATATCCCCTTTTGCGTCGATATATCCCAAAATATTGATGTCTTTAAGATAGCTCATCTTTGAATATTTAGGCCGGGTAGATTTTGAAATACTGTATTTGTATTAGCATTATTTGCTGGCGTATAATGTCTGGCTAATGTCAAGGTAGATTCATGGTGTCTATCTTTAAAAATAGTATGAGTTATAGCAGTTATAACCCAAAATCCATGCAATTTGCCTGTTTGAGATCCAGAAAATGAATTTCCGGGATCATTGATGAATACTGAATATCCAGGTCTAATACTAAAATTACCATCTATTGTTACTTTTACCTTTGTCGCGTTTAAAAAGGCTAGAAATGCTCTTCTAACTAAAGGAGATTCAAGAGGGGTATTCCAAAATGTAGAATTTTTAACAGCAATACTTAATAGTTTTGGAAAATCTTTTCCAAACGCTGGGCAATCACAACTAAATGGTGCATTTGGTTCTGAATAAAAACACCCTAAAAATGTATCTCCGAGTTTTTCTTTGATATCATCGCACATCTTTGTTTCTACAAATGCACATGTCAATGTGCAACCATCTGGTTCTGGATTTTCTTCGTAAATAGCAAGTCCAGTTTCCATATCTGACGATATGGATGGCTTTGATGGTCTTAATTTAGCGACCATATCATTAAGAGCAGCATTTTGTGTATATCCAGGGAAAAACTTTTCAAGGCATTCTGAAACTGTTCTTGGTGGTGCTCCATATATTGCCAATGGATTAGCGCAAACATATTCTTTAGCTTCAATATGCTCTTCGTCAATTTGATTTGTCTGTACCGCTGTGGTTGCTATTACTTTATTTAAAAATACATTTTTTGACATTATCCTTCTCCTTCACATTCTTCGCATTGACCTTCAATGGCATTTTGAACATCAAAAACATATATGACTGGAGCGGCTTTCAAATCTTCTTGAGAAAGACTAATACCTTTAATTCCCTTTAATGGTAGTTGATACATTTTTACAATTTGACCGTGGAATTGATGTTTACATGGATCATCATATGATGGCATGTAACCTACAGGAATAATTTTGTTTCCTTGGGGAAATGTTTCTAATTGCATATTAATTCCAGGACCAGAATATTTTCTTCTTAATCCAGTTTCAGATATTTCGTAATTTGCAAATTCGTTTATATTGAATGCTGCAAAATATGGATATGTGTTAACTGATATAAATTCATCAGCCGTAAATCCAGCAGTAAATCCTGTGAATCCTCCAGATCTAGCATCGTTTGGTAGCATAACTTCAAAGAATGGATGCGCCCAAGAGAATGTAATACCAGTTATTCCAGCCGAAAGAGAAAGTCCTGTAGGAATACCGCATGTGCATCCTTCTGAAGATCCAGAAGCACCAAATTCAGGAAATATGGAAACAATATCAGAACCAGAAATTCCTTGATATTCTTTTGGCAAGAATTGTATTTCTTTCCAAGCATATTTAAATGCTTTTGACTTTGATGGAACTGGATCTATTATAACATCATCTGAACCATCTAGAGCAGTTGCTCCTAAAATAATAGCATAGAAAGAATCGCTAATATCGTTGATACAGCAAACAACATATTTAAAAATATTCCATCTTTCCTTTAGCTCTCTAAGTTCATAATATTCTTTTCTAGCGGCAGAAATACCTTTTTTTATTTCTATAAATTTTTGTATATAATTTATTTTTTGATACGAATTTCCTTGAGGATTATCTTCTTTTATTTCTGATTCAAATTGTAGGGTAACACCTAAAATCGGATCAAGTTCATCAATATCAAACATAGTCTGCCATGCAGCAGATGATAAACGATTTGATTTATCATACTTACCAGTTATACCTTGTTCAGTATAAAGACTAAATGTTGGTTCTGGCATATCACTATTATTGTAGGTTGTATCGAAATATCCCCATTGGCCATCATCATACATTCTTTTTGGGGTGATATTTATTAATGTAGCTCCAGCAACTGGAAAGAAATCTTGAGCTATACCATCTGCTGGATCAAACGGATCCATAGGTATGTTTATACCATCTGCGATATTTGCACTCGTTTGATATGGTGAAAAAAGTTTACCGCCCTTTTTAAATGCTGAATTTAGAGAATATGTTACTGGATATTTGGTATATCCCTTACTTAAATCACTAAAACTAAAATAAGGATTCTCAAAATCTGGATCTATTCTTTCATAATAAGAACAGAATGCACCATTATTTTCTAATTCCATAAATGAAAAATTAGGAACTGGATCTATGGAATTTATTTTTATTTCTCCATTTGGTCCGATTGCATCAATCGTTGTAGTAGATAAAAACATTGCAATTGGATTTGTTGTTGTGTTTTGCATATCCTCAAAACTAATAAAATTAGTAGAATTTAAATCTTTCCAAAAGAAAAAATTAGGAACATTATTAGAATCTACTGCATTCGATGCTAAATAATTCAATAAATTTAAAAAGCTATC